GACGTAACGAGAATAATGATCTCTCTAGAGCTATTTTTGTAGTAGTTGCCGGTTACGAATGTATTAGCTTGCATTTTCCTATGTCCTTATTTTTTTACTTTTTACTTTTTGTTAACTCTTAATCCTAAGCTTAACTACTTCTTAGGATTAAGAATGCGATCGCTTAGGCATTAAACCTAAGTCGGGAGTCATAACTCACTCGACCGCAATAACTTATTTAAAGTTATAAACTAGCCCAGTATTTGACTGTTTTTAAGTAGTTGCATAATTTCTCTATCCTTATCCAACAATTGCCAGTGCTAGGGATTAAAACGGCGGTTTCGTAAAGAATGTTTTCTGGTAGCTTACGTCTGACATAGCGTCTAACTAATTGTGGCGTTATATCTTTGTCGTTTTCGAGGGCAAAATCAGGGAAGGTTGTTTTGACTAACGCTTTAATTTCTGCTATTTTATTTTTCATTTTCCTTACCTCTTTTTTAACTTTCTTAACTTTCTTTATAATAACGCACTCTTAAAAATAACGCTACAGTATTTTAAAATTAATTTTATGTATAAGCTAGGACTAAGTAATTTAACTCTTAAATATTTCCTTAGCGATCGCTAATTTAATTTAGCGTCGAAACTTGTCTGCACTATGCACTAATTTAATTTAAGGTTTATCTCTTATCTCTTATCTCTTATCTCTTATCTCTTATCTCTTATCTCTTATCTTGCGATCGCTAGATTAATCCTTAAATTAAATTTAGTGCCGGGACTTTAATTAATTTATTTAAGGGGGGGTCGAGATTAAGGCGGGGGTAAGGCGAGAGTGGGCGGGTACTCTAGACACACTTCATCTACGAAAAAAATCCAAAAAAAATATCCCAGACTATTCTTCATCTGGGATAATACTTTGTGTCGCCTATGCAATTTTTAAATCTATAATTTAACTTATATATAAATTATAGCACAGTCTTAAAGGAAATGGGAAGCAAAAGAAAAGATTTTTTAAGTGGCGCACCAACAACTTTATTAAAGTCCAAGGTTAACGAAAAAGCTAAGAATAATGCGGTAACTTTTACCCTTCCAGATCCACAGCCTGGAAAGCAAACAAGCTTTGTAAATACGCGCGCTGATGTGTGCATATATGGAGGAGCCGGCGGAGGCGGGAAGTCGTGGGCATTGTTAAGGAAGTCTTTAATTAATATTGATAACCCTAATTATGGTGCGGTAATCTTCCGCCGGACTTCGCCTGAAATAACAACAGAGGGTGGTTTATGGGATGAGTCTAAGAAATTATTTGGCTTAGTCCCTGGTGCAATTCCAAGAGAGGGTAAATTAGATTGGAAATTTCCCAGCGGCGCAGCTATTAGCTTTGGTCACGCTCAACATGAAAAAGACGTAGAGAATAAATTCCCCGGAGCGCAAATAGCCTATATTGGTTTTGATGAGTTAAATAAATTTACCGAAAAACAATTTTGGTTCTTATTTTCAAGAAATAGAAGTACCTGCGGAGTTAAGCCAAGGATTGATGCAACCTGTAACCCTGACGCAGATTCGTGGGTAGCTAAATTAATTGATTGGTATATTAACCCTACGACGGGATACCCTATCGAAGAAAGGTCAGGCGTTTTAAGATACTTTTACCGCTTAAATAACGTTATTCACTGGGGAGATTCCGCAGAAGAATTAATGCTTAAATTCCCAGAATTAGCTAAAATTGCGCCGCCAAAATCCTTAACTTTTATTAGTGCAACCTTAGACGACAATAAGATTCTCTTAAGCCAAAACCCTGATTACAAAGCTAATTTACTTTCATTACTTAATGTTGACATGGAGCGGTTACTTAAAGGTAATTGGAAGATTAAATGGTCGGCAGGATTAGTCTTTAACCGTTCGTGGTTTGAGATAATAGATCAAGAACAGTTAAGCAGCATGGATTTAACTTCTGCCCAATTTTTAAGGTTTTGGGATTTGGCCAGTACAGCTAAAGAAGTTGCCTCTTCATCCTCATGCTTTAGTGCATCCCAGAAATGGATGAAAGTTAAAAATAAATTTACGGGAGAGTATGAATATTACATCTTAGATGTTTACTGGGAACAGTTAGGAGCAGAAGAGGGCGATAACCAAATCGTAACGATGGCCGTGGCGGATGGTAAAAAAGTTAAGCAACGGTGGGAGTTAGAGGGCGGTTCAGCGTCAAGGAGACACGAACAAAGCTTAATTAGGACAATCAAAAAAGCTTTGCCTGAGTGTAATTGTAAGGGAGTCCAACCTCTTGGCGATAAATTAACCCGGGCTAAACCCTGGGCTATGGATGCTAGGAGCGGGAAGATAAAAATACTAAGAGCTTGGTGGAATGATGACTTTTTATCTTATGTGGATGCTTTTGACGGCAGTAGAAAAACCCCGCCCACAAATGATGTTGTAGACGGGGGAAGTGGCGCACATTCTTGTTTATCCCAGAATTTAGTATTTGGGGGAAGTTTAGGGAGTTAATAATTCCTCAACATCACTAACTAAAATAGCCCCATACCCCGCTAACTCAGCAGGGGTTATCAATATTTGCGCTTGGTAATTGGGATCTAATTGAGTTCTTTGAAGTAAGGCTATGATGGCATCAAAACTTGCTTGGGTTAGTTTGCCACCACGTTTTAATGTTGTTAAGTTGCCAACAATCCAATCAGGTCGATTTTGGGTAATAGCATCTAATATCCTTAAATAGACTGGACTTTCAGCTATAGCTAAGACTTCACTATCTGTCACTATGGTAGATACTTCTTCTACTGTAGGTACAACAGATACTTGTCCTATTGGCACTGGATTATCTACTAATACTTTATCGTTGAGGTATGAAGTTAATTCCCTAGCAGATAGTTGAGGGAATTGTGCAATTTGAGAAAGCAGCCATTCTTGTTTTGTCATAATTTTAATTATCCACTAATATGATTTTCCTCAAGCTACTGTGATGCTGTAGTACTTACCCTGATTGCGCTCAAGCGTTTGGCGGTCGGTGGTGGAGAGTGCCGATGGGAACGAAATCAATTCTGATACAGTGCCGTCGAATGGGAACAATGCTCCAGTTCCATTCAGCGAACCTATCGTGCTATTGACCCCCGTATAGACGCTCGTGATTGTTGCGCTATCCCATTCCGCGCCGTTCTTAAACAGTTTCCACTGCTCGCTTCCGGTGGTTGATATAGATGTGATTAAAGTGGGTGTATTTGAAATAGCAACATCTGCGGCGAAACCACTGCCTCCTCCGCTTCCTCCGCCTTGCGTCGCTGAAGAGTTGAATACGTTTAAGCGCCCAACCGAAATAGGCCCAGCCGATTCTTGGTTTGCAATAACGTAAAAACGGCCATTTTGCCCCGAAGACCACTGCCCAAAAACAGTCCCAAATTCATTTTCAATCGTCGGTGTGAACAGAATAAACAAACTGTGCGTTGTGTCAATAAGCGGAGAAGGGGCAGCTAAATAATCATCCACGCCATCGAACAAGATGGCAGGCTTTCCGCCTTCCGTTTGTAAAACGCCATTGCTAACAATGCGCGGCCGCCTCCCCGCCGTTGAAACTGCATGACGACCATTGCCAGATTGGTCATACCAGATAACAATCTCACCGTTGTCCGAACCGACAAATGCTAATAATGTAACAATGTCTAAATCCTCTCCAATAAAACCTATATCTAATTGTGAGTTATCACTAGTTCTCATTACTCTTATAGCTGCGCCAGTCCAAAACCTGGAAAGCCGTCTTAATCCATAAGCGACAGAGGCTATAGCAAAAATTAAATCAAGAACACATTTAAAACCACCCAACACCACCATTCTAGTAGAAGTTCTCATGGTGCAAAACTCCTAGCACGTATAGTCCCTGTTTCTGAGTTAGCAGCCGGGACAATTGCACCGTTAGTAACCAAATACCCCCACAGGCTAGTGCTATTTAGTACAAACAATTGATTTAAGTCTCTAACAACGCCAACAACTCTATTACCCCCTTTAGCTAAACTCATAGATACGTTGAAACCTACAGGGTCTAAAACAGGGTCAGAACCAATTGTCCAGATACTATTATCTGCAATATTTGTAGGTGCTGTAGGGTATAAGTGTACCGCAAAAGAAGTCATACCTGCTGGTACAGAAGATAGATTGAGAGATATTTCAAAATAAGAAAGGAATATACCTTTACCAGCTTCGCCTATATTTTGAAGTTGGAATAGACCGCCATAAACATCAAAGTTTGGTGCAGAAGCAGTATAAGTTGTAGTAGCAGCGCGAGTAATTGTAATTGTGGTTGAGGATTCATAAGCTGACTTTGGAGGGATGCGATCGTCTATCAGTTTCCAAATCGCAGACAACCAACCTAAGTTACCCACACCACCGGTAGGTATAGTAGCATCTGTTATTTTAGTGCCAAAGTTAACCGTGGTAGAGCCTCCGCCACCGCTACTAGGATTTAAGAGTGCTGCTACTTCGGCATTAGCCACAGCTTGCGTTAATTCAGATTGCCCATATTCGCCATTTTCATATCTAGGCAGGTCGCCTTTATTTATCGTAGACATACTTAAAAGCGTGTGTAAAAATATACTATATTTACATTTTACGATACTTTTAAGTTTTATGCAAAAAAATTAAGGCGTTAAATAAAATTACTAACTCTAATTATTGCAGTAATTAATTTAAAAACTTCTTGCATTAATCCCGTATTTGGAGAGGGTTTGGTAATTAACGTTTCGCCAATGAAACCTACATCAAAATCTTTTACCCTCTCCCAAAAATCCGCACTTCTATCTTCTTCGTGGCAGTTTACATAGACCCACCCTAATGTACATCCTAAGTCGGTGATATGCTCTACGTCTCCATCTTTATTTAGCTTTAAGTAAACATCTATAATTGCACCATCCGGTAAAGTAAATGGTGTTTTTAACTTTATGTACCCATAGCCATTTTCTTTAACAGTAAATAAATTGTTAAATTCTTCCTCTAGCTTAAAAATTAACGCTTTTTTTACCTTAGCTTTAATTACCTCATCTGCTACAGATGTGTATTCTGACCTAATTACTAGTTCATGATTTTCATGCAAAAGCATAAATTCATAAATATCTACAGGAAGTGATTTAGACCTAAAACTTTCGCGCACATCACCAATATCAAACAACCCTAAATCTAATACTTTAGTTAGGGCGTTTTTATTTTCCTCCCACTTACTCAAGAAATTTTTAATACTTTCTTGAGCGTGATTAACTTCTTCTGTTTCTAAATTACAGGTTTTGCAAGCGAGTCTAAATTCATGAGACATTTTAAATTACCTTTACTTTAACCTTTAACTTTCTAGAAAACTTAAATTGCCTGACTTCCAGTCTTCAGGATCGATAGACTTAATTTGTTTATACAACTCTTCAAGCTGTGCGACGCTATAAAGCTTGTCTACCCCTGCATTCACGCCCTGGATTTTGTTATTTTGGAGGAATTTAATAAACTTATATGTGTTCAAACCTTCCCATCCGTAATTGAGGTTTCGCTCCACTAATTCTGGGAAGTTAGCCTCTGTAAAGAAATACTCATACATTTCCTCAAACTTAATATGGGTTCTGCATTTCGGTAAATTAATTAACATTTTTTATCCTCCTAAACTAATTAAATAAAACTTAAAAAACTCTCTCCAAGAACTAACTCTCTCGCCAACGGGAAGAAAATCTTTACCTTGTTTTGTCCACAGTAAAAATTTATAGACTACTTTTTTGAGCTTTAAGTTACACCTATCTAAAAAAACAATAAATGCGTAAAATAACCAAAGTAATGGATAAACATCTGTCCTTACGCATAAATCACTATCCCAAAAACCCGGCACACGATAATAAGAAAAATCCATAGCCAGTGGCTTAAATTTAACGCCATCACTTACACAAACGGAATCAAATATTGAAGGTTTCGGCAAAATAAATATTTGCGGGCTGTCCTTAGTTATTTCGTAACGATGTTCTATATAAATCCCAGGATTTACTTCAGGAGTTATTTTCCCCACAAATTTTAGTATTAGCATTTTACTTTCTCACTTACGACTATTTTTAAATTAGGATATTGACTTACGACTTCTAGCCTATCATCTAAGCTAATTACTAAATTCTCATCTTCCTCATCTTTCCCTAGTATTTTTAGTTATTAGCATAACTTTTAAAAACTCCTTGTAAAACTTCCCAACCGTCTCCCGTTATATTAGTAGTCTCCAATTTATCTTTAACATCAACTAAAGAAAATTCCTTAATTAATTGGCTAAAAAATATCCTAAAGAAACTAAAATGAAAAACTCTAACTCCCTCGAAACTTAATTCTACAATTTCCCCAGGGTGATCATAAAGGATATGCCCGTCGCCGTGACATATAGCATACTCGCCAGTTATCCCAAAGATTTTAAGTTGCATTTTTTTTAACTTTAACTTAATCCTACTATATACTTTTTATATACCGCCGTCAATCCCCAAAAGTATTAAAAGTATTTTTTATCTCCTCACAAATTACTTTAATAAGTAATGGTGGTACAGAATTGCCAATTACATGAACATCCAAGGCGTTTTTGCCAGAAAATTCATAACTTGGCGGAAAAGTCTGCAATCTGGCCAAACACGCCACGTTTAAGCTTTTTACAACGCCATTTATGCTTACGTCTATTAACTTTTCCCTATTCGCACCCTTTCCATCGCTTCCTAAAGATGCTTTTATTGTCCAAATTGGTGAATCTTCCTCACGGATTTTATTCACCTTACTTCTTGCGCCAACTCTTTCTACGACTACCTTGGCATTACTAAAGCCTTTATTCCTTAAACTTAGAGAGTTAAGTTGTTTTCTGGTTAAACTAACTTCTTTTAAATTAGGGATTAAATCTTCAATTGCTGAGTACCATCCTACCCATTCACCATTATTTTTACTATGCGTAAAACTAATCCTTACGGCAGGGAAATTTCTATAGTTAAAAATAGTAATTAATCTTTGGCGAGTTTGTGGCACGCCATAGTCAGCACAGTTAATTATCTCCTCAAAACTTATTTCATAGCCTAATTCCTTAAGGTAATTTTTAAATTTAATATAAACCTCGCTTTTAGCATAAGCCCTAACGTTTTCTAAAATTACATATTCAGGTCTAAATAAAGCATAAAACTTCCTTGTCTTCCAAATGACTTTTGCACTTTCGGAATTAGGATTTTTATTTAGTTTTAATTGGGAATACTCCTGACATGGTGGCGAAGTTTGGATTACTAAAATCTCATTATTCTTTTCCCTTGCCTCTTTTAATGGAATATGTTTTATAACACTTAGGATACTTACCTCTCCTATATCTTGGCAAATTACTTTACCTAAATTCTTCTCATATAATTCCGCCACTTTCTTATCCCACTCAATCCCCAGCAAAGGCATAAACCCAGCTTGGATTGCTCCCAAAGTTGAGCCGCCACCGCCGCTAAAATGCGAAAACCATAAAAACTTTTTCATTATTTCAAAACCCTACTTTCTATTTCTTTGCTAATCTCCAAAACTTTCCAGCGGCACTGATTTAGGTATTTAAAGGATTTATAATAATTTTTATAATCCTTACTTTTCTCCTGCGCCACAGATTGTTTTTCCAATATTTCTACGCTTTCTTTTATGTTATAAAGCATCTGCCACAATACCTCTATATGAAGTATTTTTATTGTGTTTAAAAATTGCATATTACCAATTCCTTAACTTTTTCTCTTTCTTTACTGTTGCTATTTATCGTACCATTTCTCCAAACTTCACTTATCTTAAACTTCTTACTTGCATATAAATCTAAAATAAAACTATTGTGAGAATTGCAAAGTAAAAACTTTATTTTATTTTCACTGTATTCCCTACATACGTCTCTTAATTTAACTTGCTCATCTTCCCCAAACGGGCTTTTGTTATAACCATTAAAAGTCCCATGATAAGGCGGATCTAAAAATACAAAATCGCCAGGTTGAGGCAAATGACTAATATTAAAGAAAGATGTATTAACTACCGCTACATTATTAGTATTTAAGGCTAAATTACTGTTAGTTAAAAGTTCAGGTTGGTAAATAGTTTGTCCCGGCAGTCCGAAAGGAACATTAAAACTGCCGCTTTTATTAACGCGGTACATTCCCGATCTACAAGCTTTGTTTAAGTAGATAAATTTTGCAGCATTATAAACATCACTCTTAAATTGCTTATTTCTAACTTCTTCAAAAAACTCTTTATTGTGAGCTTCTGCGAAATCCTTTAAAAGAACTTGTTTTAATTTACTTAAATTATCCTTAACTTCTTTGTAAGTATTAACTAAGTCTTTATTTAAGTCACTTAAAAGTGCGCGGTTAATTAATCCTATATTTTGTAAATGGAAAAACATTGCGCCGCCACCTAAAAATGGCTCAAAATAAGTATTAAATTCGGCGGGGATTAATCCTAATTCTTCGTATTGAGGAATTAATCTAGTTTTGCCTCCTACCCACTTAAGGAATGGTTTAAAATTTTTATCTTTAACTATTTCTGTTAAACAATTAAAGTCATGTTCGTATTTTAATTTTGCATTATTGGGAAGGACGGTTATAGCTTGAGGGTTGTTGTATGCGATCTTCATAGATTTAAAATCTTTTGAGACAATTCATTCATTTCGCTAACCAACTCTTGATATTTTTTAAAGTCTGTAGAATTATTAATTTGCGAAAACTCTTGTTTGAATTTTTGAGTTAATTTATCCAACTTGATAATTAGCTTTTGCTTCTCCCATTGCTCCTCAGAATAAGCCTTACCGGAACATATATTATTTACTAAATCCAGTACACCATCAGATTTAAAAGTAAACTTATACTCCCAATTTGTATCTTCATTATTAGCATAGATAAACTTAGTGCCTACTTTAGTAACTATTAATTTAATATCTATTGATTTTTTATCAATAGGTTTATTTGAAGGCATCCAGTAAATGTCGCCAATGTTTATTTTTTTTAATCCTTCCATAGTTACCTCTCTTTATACATTTAAAAGTATAATTATATAATACATGGTTTATATACCGTCGTCAAGTCCCAAAAGTAAAAAAATAAAAATTATGCCTAGTATTAATTTTTTCCAAAGAGTAAAAAACATTTTCACGCAAATCCTTGCAAGGATAAGAAAACCGCGAGGGTTTACAGGATCTTCTGAGTCTTTACGTTTGGGGTTAGCTTCTAAGAGAAATTTAAGCTTAGGATTACCGGAAATTCCCGTTAGAACAATTATGGGGGATGGCTATTTAACTCACCAATTGATCGAGATGTCAATATGGAATCCAGAGGTACGACACTCTAGTAGTATTTTAGCTAGGGATGTTTTTATTAGAGAAAATGGCGAAGTTCGTAGTTGGAAAGTTAACCCTAAGATGGATGACGTAGAAGTAGATAAAAATTTAATTAGTGTAAGTAAAGAAATGGCATCAAGGCAATTTGGAAAAGATTTAGTTCTAGGAGGTAATGCCTTAGAGCCAGGCGTAAGGAGGATGCTGAGGTTTGGCGATAGTTTTGCAGAATTAGGATTAAACTTCGACAGTAAAAATAAGAAAGATTACTTTATAGAAAAAATCCAATACCTCCCAACTTTCTCTATGTTTGTGGATGTAAATAGTGAAGGGGAACTAAAAGGAACTTATTCACAAAGGAAAATGATTAGCGAAAGTCCTGACGATAGGGTATTTCCTGATTGGAAAATATTGCATTTTAAATATGAAGAATTAGGAGCTTCAGGAAGGTATGGCGACTCCTTATTTTTACAGTCAGTTGAAGCTTACGAATACTTAAAAGAACACCGTCCAGATGTCGCCCAAGCTGTCCGAGCCGCCGCAATTTCTCCTTGGCTTCATCTCATGCCCGAAGGCGCGGATGAAGAATACAAAGAAGCTTATATGCTTGAGCATAAATCGCAATTAGCACAAGGCTTAATTTCCAACCTTTACTTGTTAAATAAAGCTGACGTAAGAAAAGCTTATAGTAATGGTAATGAAAGTCTTAAGGGCGTTTTTGATTATTGGATGAAGCTTAGGGAAGAGTTAGTGCCGCCTGGCGTACCGCTATGGTTTTTCCCAGGGTTGGGAATGGAATCAAACTCAGGTAAGGATATAGCTAACCAACCCGCATTGATGTACTCAAGAAATATCCAAGCTTTGCGAGGGTTGGTCGGAACTCAGGTTAAGTGGTGCATTAGCCTAGAGTATTGCATGAAATTCGGGTATGAATCGTACTATGAAAATGTCATTAAAAGGGGTGGCTTTGAATTAGATTGGGGAATTTGGGCAGTTAACGGACAAGAGTTTTTAATGAAAGCTCAAAACCAATCAACCCAAAATCAACAGTTAAGTGCGGGCGCAGGGAAGGAATAATTAATAAAAAAATCCCTTAACTTCTGGTGCTGAGTTAAGGGATTACCATAGTAAATAGTGAGGAGTGACTCAAGCTAAGAACCACGATAATATTTTAGCATAAATAATCGGGGTTTACGTTAAATTTTCCGTCCGATAAATCTTTTCCGCAATTTGGACATTCAGCATAACTCCCGCTAAAACCGTAATTGCCAAGAGATCTGTTTAATTGTAAAGTTTTTATTACTGTCGGAACTTCAGTTTTTAAACTTCCATAAATTTCTGCTGGCGTAGGATTGGAATCCCCAACCCATCCGCAACTAGGGCATTTTATGTATTTTATTTCTGGCATACTTTTTAATTACCTGACTATTTTAAAATTTCTACCGCGATAATTTTTTTATTACTTGTCCAAGTTTGCAACATTCTTTGTTCGGAACATTCCCTAATCGGGATATCCGCCGCAAGCAGATTTTACTTGATCGCATTTGTTTGTTATTCCAATCTTCTTCGCTAGACGCGGACTTCATCAATTCAATTACTTCTGTTTTAGTCATCTTTATATTCCTCTCTTACTCTTTAACTTCATTCTGGTTATACCACACCTTTCTATCGTCGGTCAATAGGTAAATTAAAAAATATAAATTTAGGATATACTGATATAAATAATTACTTACTTTATAGATATGCCTAAGCGTCAAAAACAAATAGATTTAACTTCCCAATCTGCGGAATTTATAAACCTCACCATAAGCCCCGGTGACACTTTTACATTCACACTCCAAAATATCCAACAGTTTTACGGATCGTTGGGAATTATTTTTATAGGCGACACACAGCAAAGACTGGGTTTATTCCCCAGTGGCTATTACTTATTTAAAATCCCCGCGGCTGGCAGCAAATTAGATTTAGTAATTAGCGCGGGGCAAACTATGGCTATGAGTGGACAAATCCCAATTGCCTATTCGGGAGAGATTCAGCTTATTACGCCATTGAGCCAAATTGATTCATTTAACTTTTCCGCCAATATTACGCCGGCGGATAAAATTCAAGTTATTACCGCATCATCAGTTGCCCAACATACTTATAGATTTTTAGGAGTATTAAGTGCTGCGCCAACTACAAGTTTGGCTCAATATCAGATTTATTTTAACTCAACCTTGACTAAATTTTTTGTTTACGACGGCGAGGGTTGGGTAGAAATAGTCTAAAAAACGTCAAGTAAAAATGGAGTTTTTAGGGAAACGTCACACAAATCGCGTCAAGCGTTTTCTTCTCTAATAAGGATTTTACCTGACGCTTTTACAAAAATACCCCTTTTTACCTGACGTGGGCTTAAAGTTAAAAATCCTCCAAAGTGCTTTTGTATAAGCCTTTGGAGGATTTATTGTAATTTACCTGACGGGTTTATTTGCCCACTTCCTTAAATAAGCACTTATCCGAGTCGCATCCGGCCGGGCCAACTTGAGAATCTTCCACTTCCGCTGCGCTTAACCTTATTTGCAAAAGTTCATCAAAACTACTATTTTTACGGCGAGCTAAAACCTCTCCCCATAAATCTTCATATTTTTCCTTAGAAATTGGCTCAAATGGCAGACGAGGGAAAGTTTCGCCACCGTCAAATCTTGCCAAAAGTGCCGCAGAACTATATCCGCCACAATTTTGGATGTTCTGGTAAAGGAGTTGTGCATATTCCCCAATTTCCTCTTGACGTATTTCCAAAGTTGCTGAAGTATTGTGAGTTGCGTAGTAATTTTGTACTTGTAGGTAAAAGTCAAATTGGGCTTTTGCGCTAAATTTGCTTATATCTACATCTTCCCCGATGTTATCCGCCCAGCTAGTTTTTGTGGGAATTTCTACCAACCATTCCGTAACTCTTGGGTCAAATGGATCGTTTAATAAATTACCCTCAGCATCTTTACAAGATTGGGAAGGAATAATACTGTAGCCATAGTCCATACAAGCTAAAGCTACTGCATCGTCTCTGCCAAAAGTAATCCGACGGATAAATCTAGCAGCTTTTGGAGGATGCCAACCAGGAGACGCGCCAGTTAAGAGACTCTTAGTCCCGCTTGGTTGCACCGTAGTACATCTATTGGGGCGTTTAAGCGAATGTGCATGACAGTATTCCCAAACTGCTTTATGGGCTTCATCTTTAAAAAGCGTCAGGTAAAATTCTTCCAAGGCTTTAAAAAGTAGTCCGTTGCAAACGCCGGGGTGTTTTATAGCAAATTTCCCTTGGCTTTTATTCCAATCGTTAATAATTTCAACTACCTCATCTGGGAATGTTTCTATCCAATTTTCTAAATCCTTTGATGTGATAAAGTCTCTGTCTGAGTATTCCTCCCTGCCGCCTTCCCACCAGCGCAACCAACTTTCCCCAAATAAATTAACGAAAAAGTCAAATAAGCCAGTAAAGCTAACGCCAACAATAGGGTCTAACTCCCTAGATTTTTGATATCTCTCGTCAGGGAATTTGTCATTTAATAGTACGGCTGCAATTAAACCCGCAGCCCTAAATGAGTCTCTTAAACTATTTAAGTCTTTTCCATCTAGCGTGTTTAGGTGTACTTCAGCGAGATCGCAGAAAAAATTGTTACCCACAATTTCTCCGCAATTATGCGCGACAAAGCCCTCTACTACACCCCAGTGCGTTATTGGTTCAGAAAAATCATAAACTTTTACAATCCCTTGTTTTTCTACTACCGATATTGAGGGAGAGGTTGCCAAGAGAGTTTTGGCAAATTTATCAATCTTGTACGAATGAATAAAGTTGATTTGGTTGAAGAATGAAAGTCTCCCTTTGTATTGCTGAATATTTACGTCGTAACTTTCTCTACATTGGTAAATACCGTTAGGAAACGATACGGTTGACGGTCGGTTGATGGTAATATAAGCTTCTATGCCAAAGTCTGCTTTTAAAGAATCAACAACCTGTTCGCCCATTTCTCTACAGGTCGTCTTTAAGGTCACTCTGCCGTTTTTTAGAACACTGCCGTTAGCTGAATAAAGTCCAGACAAGAACGATGCTTTTATGTCTAAGTCCCAGCCTTTATAAGTGGATGGGAGTGCGCGAAATGGAAGGGTGTAAAGAGAAAAGTCGTATTTGTCAATTAACTCATTCAGTCCGTTAACATAAATACGCCTTTCGCCATGTTTCTTGCATTTCAAACCTTCCGTTTCTTGGAAAAATTCTAGGATTTCTTGATCCTTTTTACCTATGTTGACAGCAACACCTAGTTGCCCTTTTTTGTCGCCTTTCAAATCAGATAAATCAGATAATTGACCATCACCTTGGACAAATCCTAAACAAACGAATATTTTATTCTTATGCTCTGGCACTTTTAAGAATGGCATTAATCTGTCACCCGGTCTTAATTCAGATGCGTCAACTCTTTTGCCATCAATATTTAAAAAAGAGTGATCTGGAGTGCAGTGAATACTTCCATAAGCCCCCATTCCTACCCTTACGGTTTCCTTTTCACCTGAACACCATATATGAGATAGAGAAACATTGCCCTCTGCGTTAATTATCTCTACATCTTGACCGTCCAACGACTCGAATGTTCTGTAACCATCTTTAGTTAATATTTTCATATCCCCACGAAAACAAGGGTTGGTAGCGTACCTAGACATCCTTTCTTCCGCTTCAGCAATACTCAACAGCCCTAACTTAGCTAAAAAATTTAATGCTTCATTTAAGGACTTATTGTATAAGTCTAAAAACTTATTTTTTAAATCCTTATTAGAGAGTAAATCCACGTTAGCTCTAGCTACCGCTTCGCCAGCCCATTGAATTGCACCTTCACCGCTGTGGAATTGTTTTTGCACACTTTTTTTGACCTCTTCTAAAGTTGGGCGACGGTGATAAACTAACGTATGATTAGCCATTCTTAAGCAATCTTTGTCAGGATCTATTTTCCAGTTACCCTCATTGTCTTGTTGCCACAAGTTATCTTTAGCGGTCGCAAACTCTATATCTTCTGGCGAACCCTGTCTCATGCCCGCCGACCTTCTTATATTTCCGGCTACAATTGTAACACTAGCCTCATCAATTAACTTGCATAACTCTAAAGCGGTAAGTTGGCGACCTATAGCCCCGTTTAAAATCTTAGCTAATTTTCCATACATCCCAGCTAAAGCTATGGGATTAGCTGTTCCGCCAAAACCCCGTAGTTTTTCCCCACTATTTCTTACCGCACCTAAGCAAACGAAAACTTTAACGTTTTTCGCTAAATCTTCCCTTGAAGACAACTCTAGAAGTGTAAGGTAAGAGTCTACCCAACCCTTACGGCTGTCTCCAACAAAAATGTTAACTTGTCCGCGCGCGCCGCTAACGATAGTGTCATCATGCCTGTTTTCTTTTTTTACAGTGCCAGGTAAATTAACAATCTCTACGCTTAAATTATTCCTTATAATAGGAAGATTTTTAATATATTTATCTTCCAACACTGCGCCAGTCCCGCATCCCTGCATAGCCAAATTCATCATTAAGCTTAATGCTTCCCAGTCTGTAATGTTTGTGGATGAGCAATTATAAGCACCGTAAACGTTTTCTGGCTTTTTTAACCAATCTGTACCACCACACCACAGCCATCTTCCACTACTTAATACTTTAAATTCTTCCTGCGATCGCCTAATTAAGTCACCCTCAGCCTTAGTTAATTTTCCCAGAGAAATTAATGCCGTAATTGTCCGGTCACAAACATCTTGCCATGTCTCTTTTTTACTTCTTGAATAAGTGCGGTAAAACACAGGTTTTGCGGACGGAGCATAAACTTCGTTAAACATTTTCTTAGAGGAGTAAAGATTTATACTTGTTTATAGCACATTCCCATAAAGAATGTTATAATAAGCACTAATCAGTTTTTTTAACCTTAAAAAAAGTGTCAGAGAAAAATGCAAGGTTAGAACTTAAGGATGGTGAAATTGCCGTAGGTCAAGCTACGCGATATTTTAATTTGGAAATTCTTCCCAACTTCTCAAAATCTTTAAATTTAAATAAGGATATGGAGGAAGAGGAGAGTGGGGAAGAAGTAGTAGGAAACTTAACCGCAAGTTTTGTTTTTTCTTCCGAATATCCAATCCTTAGATACGATTACTGGGAAGATGAGAGATATTACGAAGTTCTTTCCCATGAGCCAGGCTGTTGCAATACTCAAAGGGTTACAGAAGGTGTCTGCCCAATTCTTTGGAATCATAATTGGGATTTGCAACGCGGCCTAGTAATGGGGGTAAATTTCTCCCAAGGTAAGGCTATTTGCGATGTCCAGTACGACGACAACACAGAGGGTAGAGACTTATATAACTTAGTCCAAAAGGGTACTCGTAAAGGTGTTTCGTTCATGTACCAAGTACAGGATGAATACACCGAACTTCCCAAGAAAGAAGCCGCCGCTCTTATTGAAAAATACGGACTCGCAGACAGGGGTTATTACCCAGTCAGGATAAGTAAAAATTGGGAAATATTTGAGATATCCCATGCAAGCGTACCTGCCGATCCGACGGTAGGAGTAGGCAAAAGCCTACAGCGCAATGGAAAAGATGAGCCTAAAATTATTCAAATTAAAGGTAAAAATATGCCTCCACTAACACCTTTAGAAGAAGTTAAATCTTCAACTCCCGACCCCGTTCCTGCGCTAGAGGAAAGGGAGATTGTAGCCGTAGCAGAGTTGAAGCCTCAAGGCTTAGATTTAGAAGCCGTTAGAAAATTAATTCTTGAAACAGTAACTCCAGTTCGGGAAATGAATTTAGTTCTAGAACAAGAAAAATCTCAAGCCTTAGCAGAAAATTCAAGCTTAAAACAAGAATTAGACCAAGAACGCGCCGAGAGATTAAAAGCCCAGCAATTAGCTGATACCCTTAAAGATATTTCGCAGTTAATTGGCCGCCCCGGATCTGAAGTCGTCCCCGCCGTTAAAAATACCCCAAAGTTTGCCATGCAAGGTTTAGCTAAAGAATTTATTGACTTATTTAACAGTTCCAAAGCCGAACCTACAGAAGTTCGCCACGATGGAATGGTTGCAGTCCAACGGAATCATAATGTTTTAGCTAGATTCATGCACGATCACTTCCGTGAAGAGCAAGCCACTAAGGGTTTGCGTAATTGGAAACACTCTCCTTTGGTTAAAGAATTAGAAAATTACTTTAAATCTTCTGAGGGTGGCGGATTTCTTTCTGGTCGTGCGGCCGGGCCAACTATTGGATCGAGCGGCAGCATTGGCGCAATTTTCTTGGATGTTCTCTCAGCTTTAATGAGAGAAACTCACAACTCCAATAATATTTGGTGGCAGTTTGCTTCCACTATATATGACTCAACATCTGCGCCCAATAAATCCATCCTGATTCCTCGCGCTAATAATTTAGCCGATCCTACAGATGTTAACGACTTCCTGATCAGCACAACCGACACCTATACCAGCATTAATTATTCTCGTGGTACTTCTACGGATTCTCAAGGCTTGGAAATTACCACAGTCCCATTAACTATTGCTCAATGGGGTCTAGGTTTGAGCACAGGAGTAGGCAACCGCCCTGTATTTATTCCAGAATTTACTGAAGCTACGTCATTAATTGACTTAATGGCAGTGTTGGATAAAGTATTAATGCAGCACTACTTCAAATTTGAAGATTTGATGGTGCGTAAGGAATACTTTAAGACAACTAAAGTTTATTACAACGATAAGGGTGAAGTAACGTCCGTTCCGGCTAACGTTGCCGCAACAGATGACGGTACTTTAACTGAAGACTTCCTGTCTTCTGTTTATTCCCAGCTTTACGCCGACCAATGGCCAACTTTGCCTAATAACAGTTACATTTTGACAGTTCCCCCTAAATCCTTAGACAATCTAAAGAAATCTTTAGGCAAGCTTTACTCTCCTGTAACTGAAGAACAACGCCAGAATATTTCTAACGTTCTCCGTGCGGCTTCTGGAATTGAAATCGGACAAAGCTCAGGTTACGTCGGTCAATATTGCGGCTTTGAAATTTTCTCAGGCAATACATGGGGTGTTGGTGCGCCAGGTGGATCTGATCCAACCGTAAACACAACTACTTTTGGCGCGGGTGCAACCGTTACTGAAGACTGTTTCGTATTTAGCTACGGTGCGGTCGGTCGCGGTATTGCATTACCAATGGAAGTTCGCGCTTCTGGTACAACTCCATTTAACATGGGAGAATCTTTTATCTGGATTAGCCGTGAACAAACTGGCGTTATTGACTTGGATGCAGCTTTAGCTTCCCCAGCAGGACAACAAACTCGTTGCGCTAAATTAAGAGTTGCGCGTAGGGCTGTTTAAGTTTTTTACCCTTAACTTAAGTTAAGGGTAACTTTTAAGATTAAATTTAAGGATAAGAAAGTGCCAGAAGAAAACGAAAATATTCCGGTTGAGGAAACTAAAAAACCTCCAACCAAAACTAAAACGCCAGCGGTAGAAGCAAAAGTAATAAAAAAAGCAATGGGCGTTTATTCTACAGAATACTTCAAAAGAAACAATATTCCCTACTGCCAAAATTGTGGGGCGCAATACCAAACTAACCAGACAGACGAACCTGTTTGTGCAGAAAATTTTTCCAAAGATAATTGCCCAAGGCTAGGAAATTAATTAAGATGATTTTAACCGTACAGGAATTGAGAAATCTTTCGCCATCGCTGTCCGTCCTTGGTAATCTAGAATTAGAAGGACTTATTTTGCGATCTCAATCTCTGTGCGAATCATCCTTGGGCGCAAATCGGGAATTGGTAATTAAGGATTATGTATTAGAAAGGGTTTTAGGTTTAAATAAAATAGCCTTAGTTTATGCTCCCGTAACGGCAATTAATTTAGTAGAAGTTAGGTATAATAATTTATTTGTTAGTTTTGGTGATATCCCAGTTAGCCAAAATTGGGAAGTTTTACCATCAGAAAATTACTTTTTAATTGGAGATTGTTTAGAACTTAATAATTTTAACTATATAAATGCCAATATTATTAGAGGTATACGAAGGAGTCGTAGCAATAACGTAACTCAAGAAATAAGAATTACTTACAGCGCAGGTTTAAATTTTTCCGCAACTTCCCAATCCCAAGAGATATTAAAAATTAAATCTGTAATTGCAGCTATCGCAGAAGTTCTATATAGAGAGCAGAAGATAATTAAAGAAGAGAGTTCGCAGGGAGCGAAAATAGTCTACCAAGATTTTAATGATTTAAAACCATTTGCTAATCTTTTGCCGTTATTTTATAAATATAGACCTCGGACTTAAGATGTTAAATAACCCTAATTTAAAAATTAACTTACTCGCAGGTAATGGGAGCTTTACAGAAGATGATTACGGCAACCCCATTGAGGAGAAAACTAATGTAGAAGTTTTTGCTAGGGTGGCGCAATCCAAAAACCCTATTCATTATCAAATGCCAGGTATCCAAATTACTGATATTTTTCTTAAGGGTAATATTTTAACTTTAAACAATAATAATATTTGGATGCCTTCAACTCTTCCTCTAGTTTTTGACTTAGAGATTGAGGCTAACGCTGTCTTGGATTTAGGCGATAGAGAATATGTAGGTAAGTTTAAATTCTTACCCATAGTACAGCCTATTTTTTCGTCTTTAACTATGAGGTTTGGAGAGGTTATTTTTGGATATTTAAACCTTTCCCTGAGAAATTAAATGTAATTTTTTATACCTTGTGATATAATGGTAAAAACAAACGATTGGGAAAAACTTGTAAATTTACCCAAATCTCAGGTAGCGACTTTTAAGTGGGACGTTGATTATGCAGCTAAACTGCATGAGGGATGGACTCTTAAGAGTGGTGAATCCGCACCAGCAAGGCCTTGGGTTTGGGTAACTGCCGATAGCTTTAATTTTAAGGAAGAATTTTCAAGAACAATTCTTAACTCTAGTAAAAGTAAGAGATTAGGGGATGCGATTAAAAACTCTTTTTTTGAACTTAGTAGTAATTTCGGCAACGAGATGCAAGATTCCATAAAAAGTCCCATTTGGAACTGGCCACGATACACCCTTCGTAAAAGTGGTGACTTGGTGGGAAGTCCACGAGATATCGTAGATTTAGGCGGCTTAATTAACTCTTACTCCCTTACCGTTAGATAAAAATGACCTCAAAAGAACTAAGGACGGAACTTTTAAATTTGCTCACAGGACTTGTGGGGACATATAAAGGCGGAGTTCCTATTCCTAGTATTTGGGTATCCGGTAGCGGAGTAAATCCGCCATCTAGTAGTAACGGATTAGAGATTTTGATTAACCACATCCCATCTGGCGATCCTCGCTCATCTTCTGCTGGGATGAAATATCACCCTAGACTTTGGGAAATCACCCTTAAAAATTGGGCAGCAACGCCTAATTTAAGTTTAGCGGTAGAGAGGATTAGAAGGGCTTATGTAACTTCAAGATTTACGAATACCCCGGCAGATGAAAAGGTGATTGAACAGGCAAGAATTTATATTGCCGACAGGGTGATGATTTAATTTTTTTAAAGGAAAAAATAACTATGCCTTTAGCTTACAACACTACATCTTTAGAGGGTTTTAGTGCAGGAATCTTACTATTGCCCAAAGGCACAAGAACTGTAGTCGCAAGAACTCTTACGTCTACAGTAGCCGTCGCTGTTGGCGCGACCGTAATTACTTGTACTGCTTCTGTAGCGACAGACTTAAAAGCAGGTATGGCACTATCCTTCTTCAAGGATGGGGATAAAGCGCGAACTTATGTCCTCATTTCGGAAGATGTGACCGTAGCGACTACAGCGACTAACATTCCCATCTTTAGTTCAAAAAACGCGATCGCTACCGCAAGTACAGCAAGGGTTGTTGATGATTTGCTCCCCATGTACGGGATTCAAGAGTTCCCCTTGGCCGCTCAAACAACCACAGTGGACACAACCAATACTTTAAGTGGCACTGGAACTGAGAAAAAGGCCATCCGTAGCGATAGAACCATCCAATTCTCTGGCGTAGAAAACCATTACGATTCCCCAGTTGGCGGAGATCCTGCGCTACAGCTTATTAAGCAAACCCAAAGAGATGGCGGCTATTTTGGACGCGAATTGTATTTCTACGCTGTCTATCCAGACGGCGAAATTATTGAAGCGGCTATTTTAATTACGGACTACAGCCAGCCCGGTAGTTACAACGAAGTTAAAAAGTATTCCTTTACCGCTCACTTGCAAGGGACTTCCTTTACTTGGGTCGACCCTTACTCATAATCAGGATACTAATTTTAAATGAAAGTCCTTGCAGATATATCTAAAAACATTGTTGCGTTATTTAACTGCCGACTTAATTCTAGCGAGACAAAAATTTTATGTGGCGCGGCGTTTTTTAGGGGCGGATTATCTGGAGAACTTTCATTATTCTCAGAAACGGGGGAAGAATTTAAGATAAAAATTCCCCCAGAAGTTAAAGACAACAACACAACCATAATTAACACAAACCTGGAGATAGAATTGTGCTAAAAGTAAAACCTTCCAATTCCAAGAAAAAAAAGGCAGAAATCGTCGCTGTCGGTACAGAAAATCACGGCTATTTGTATTTGCAAAGATTGGGCTATGTAAAAGCCGGTGAGTCGTTACAAGTTAAAAAATATTCGGCTACTAAAAAACAAGTTACTGGCGTAATTAATGCCGTAATTAAAGGTATTGCTAAGGATAAAGATATAAGCAGGGAAGAAGCTTCGGAATACATTTTTGGTAAGGAAGTTGACGGGACTAGAGTTTTTCCCAGTGATCAAGATACAGTATTAAGTGAGTACGAAGAAGAATTAAGCGAATTAAACAAGAATGAAGTTCCAACTTTAGAAATTTGGAATTTTGTCGCCAAAACCATCATGGGAGGTTTTTACGTCGAAGGTAATCCCGAACCCGTATTTGTTCCGGGACGACTCGCTTATCATGTAGAACTACTAGAAAGTGTCTTAATAAATAGTGAAAAAATTAAGATCGAAGAGTTAGGATACCCTCTTCCTGATGGGACAAATATTAAATTCGGTGATGTAATTCTGGTAGTTAAAGGAAATCACGATTCTGAAGTCCAGGACGTAGTGATTGAGAAATCTCCCGGAAAAATTAAAGACGGAGAACTTGGATTCTTGTACGATAATTTTGACCGCCAGTATGTCCTAGGTTGCGAGAATTTAAGCTTTGCTGACATTGCAGGACTTCCCCAAGAATTAATCCAAGCCGTCTTTGAGTTTTACCAATCCGAAGGCCTCAATATTATAGAAGATCCTGAAGGTGAAAAAAAAGCTCTAACTCCGCTGGAGGAAGTGAAGAAGATGAATACGGAAGTGGAAGCGGAGACGACATTGACTGGTACACCATCTACCTCCAGATCCAAAAGCACGGAATCCAAGACAGTAGATTTAGTAGTTGGGTAAATTTCCTCCAACTTCCGCCTTTTGTAATTTTAGACACCCTATCAAGACTGGAAAAAATTGATAGGGTCAAGTCTAACGAAAAAAGCTTTGCAACAGCAAGGTTGGCGGAAGTGGTTTATGGGTTCTTGGGCGGTAAAAATATTTCGTGGACTGATTTTTTACCGTTCAAGAATGAAGTTAAAACCGACAAGGCGGGCATTAGTGAAGAAACAAAATCTTGTATTAAGTTTGCCTTTGAGAATAGTTTAGTTAGTCCTCAAGTTCTAGCCTCAATCAGTTTATTATTAGAAGAGTAAATTATATGGAATTACCACAATTAGTTGTTGAGTTAGTTGGTGATTACTCCAAGCTAATGGAAGATATAAAAAAGGCTAGGGTCGAGGCTATTAAACAAGCTCAATTTCTAGAGAAAGATCTTAATTTAACCATAGGCGTTAATGATGACTCGCTAAAAAACCTTAATAAACATTTTGACTTAAAGGTAACTCACTTTAAGCAAACTCAAACTTATTTTAAAAACAATCCTTTAAAAGTTTTTGTTGATGACAGGGAATTAACTAACTTAAATAAGGAATTTAAAAAATCTTCCACTACAAAACAAAAAGTCACTCGCGTAGTGGAAGTGGATGAAACCGTTGTTAATAACAATAAAAAAAACACAAGTAATAATAGTGATAGTGGAGGGAAAAAAGAAAGTACAAAAGACGTAGTTGATGAACTAAAAAAAGGCTTTGCGGACATTAGGAAGCAAATAAGAGATCAAGCAACTGGCGAAGTTCTTAAAATTCTAGCTAAACCAGCTAAGGATTTTATGACGGGGTTTTCTGAAGGCATAGCTAATGATTTTGGCAAGCAAGTTTCTAAGGGACTTAGGACTGTATTCGCCAAACAATTAGGTTTGGACTTTAAGAAAATGGGAGAAATGGCTGGCGAAAGTTTACTTGATGCCTTTGGAATAAAAAGAAAAAAAACTACTAAAGAAAAACCTCCCACGTCAACTACACCGGAAAATAACAGTAGCGTAGGCGAACCATTAGCTAAACCTTCTCCAAAGAAAAGGAAAGAACCCGAACCTGTTTTTGAGAATATTTCCGTTAGAGTTGCTAAACAAAACGCTCGGAATTTTTCTAACAATGTTAGAAACGCTGCCAACGTTAATAATAATATTAACCCCAGAGAGATTTCATCAACTGTCTTAAGTATTAAATCAGCGCACCAATCTCTACACAAAGTGCTAATTGATTTAATGAAAAATGCCAGTAATTCTGGAGATTTTTCAATAGTAGAAAAAATTTATAAAGAATACCAAATAAAAAGTAAAGAAGCTCTTGCAGAAGTAAATAGATTAATTGCTTTAGCTAAGAAAAATGGAGCAACGCAAGAAGAAATTAATAAGCTTTCTCAGGCTAAATCTCCAATTACAAGAGCCGCAGGGAAATCTAGTCAATTATCCCAAACATACCAAAAAACTAAACGAGAGGCTGAAAAGTTTGAAGCAGTTAAAGATGCCGCTACGGGCATGGGTCTGGATGCGATCGCAGGTCTAAAATATGGATTGGATAATAAAGCTTTCGCTAAGTTTGGGTTACAAAATGCGACAGCTTATTTATTGTCTATAAGAGATGCTTTTCAAATTAAGTCACCATCTAAGGTGATGTTCAGCATAGGTAAAAACATAATCCAAGGGTTAATCGGAGGATTAGATCAAGCTTTCCCTGGAGTCCAAGCGCAAGTTAAAAAACTCTTTGATAGTTTAACTAAAGATTTTGTAGGATTTAAAGTAAGTAAGTTATTTGATTCTGGGATTAGTGGCGCAATTAAATATCTAGCTACGTCTGCTAAAAAAGCTATCTTTAGTAATGCCACCGACACAGTTAGTAGCTTTGCAGAAGAAAAACTAAAACCCTCTGTTGCTAACTTTATTAAAAACTCAGTTAATAAAACTAAATCTAGCAGTAAAAATACACCATTAGATTATGTTAAAGGGCTTGTCGGAGATACAGGTAGCTTAATCTCTGACAATAAAAACGAAATAAAAGATTTCTTTACTGCTAAGAACTTTTTAAACTTAGGCAATAAAGCCGCGCCGTTCGCCATTAATTCAGTAATTAAAAAATCAGAGACTATAAGGAACGGGCTTGGATTAGTTGGCATAGATTCTGAAAAAATTAATATTGGTAAGGGTATAAGTGATTATTTTGGCGATTTAATAAACAAAACTTTTAAGCCGATTATTCAAGCCCAATCGGGAAAACTAAAGTCAGCAACTACAGACTTTTTTCAAGCAATTAAAAACGCTTTAAATACCGCAAGGAAGAGGGGTGAATTAACTTTAGGACAACTCTTCCAGTCCGTAGCTACCGCCGGGGCAACTTCTATACTTTCAAGCTTAGGTGTAAAAACAGGCAAGGGTGATTTTGTTTCAGCATTTATAAGTATGTTGTCTGGAGGCTCTAAGGGCGGATTTATGGCTAAGATGCTGCCATTGATAGCGCCGATGTTGGGACTAAAATCGCTAAACTTAGGTGAAACAATAGTTAAAATACTTTCTAGTAATTCTGCAATCAAGCCAGGGTTCTTAATGGATGTGTTTAGATCAATAACCGGAGTTAATTTAAAACAGACTCCTGGATTTGATACGCTTAAAAATATGGTAGGAATTGGCGGTAAGCCAAAAGAAAGATTAGAGTTAGAAAACGTAAATAAAAAGCAAATCCAAGAAAACCTTAAAAACATCAACCTTAGTGGCGGGACGACTGGATTAATAAATAATTTCGGACAAACGATAATTAAAGAAGTTCTCAAAAACTTAGGGATTACAGGAATTAAAGCTGGCGTTATGCAAGGTATAGCTAACGAACAACTTGCTAAGTTTGCGCCTGAAATATCTAAGATGTTAGGTAAGGGTAGGTTAGAGAAATTAATGTCTGGCTACACAACAGGAAACGTTGATTCAATATCACAAGAGCTTAATGATTTTGCTCAAAGTAAGGGTATTAAAAATTTAAACGTTTCCCAAATCAAGGGATTTGTTGGAACAGCTTTGGCTGCAATAACCGGACTACAAGCTAGATTTAACAAAGAAGGGTTCGCGTTAGGTAATAACCTAGCGGAAGGTTTTAAAAACAGTAAGAGGAATTGGCTAAACTCCATAGACGACGCTACTTATGCTGCCAAAAAAGCTTTGGGGCAAGCTAATATGCAAGACGTTGGTGAGAATGTTAAAAAACGCATGAGCCGAGGTAGCGTTGTTCCCGTAGAAATGTTTGATGAGTTTTACGGACACTTGGGAAGAACTGTAAAAAAAGCTATCTCTCCAAAAGGATCTAGTAAGTCCGAACAAGATATTTTAGGCGCTGATGCTGTCGGCGGAGTTTTCTCCCATGCTGCGTTTCTTGCACCAATTCAAGTGATGGCTACTGCGATCGCTCCTTTGTTTTTACCACTACTGCCAATTATCCAAGTAGCGAAAATGATGGCCGATTCTTTGTTCCCCTACGTGAATAAATTAGTCGACATGGCGCAAAGAGTTGAACCAATTCAAAGACAGCTTAATTTTGCTGGCGGCGGATCTTTGGGAGGAAAAGCCGAACTAGATTATGTTCGGAGTGTTGGCAAAAAATACAGTACCTCTGTTGAATTTGGCGCGGGTGCTTATGGACAGTTACAAGTTGCCGCTAGAGGCACAAAAATGGCAGGTGAGGGCGTTCGTGAGTTGTATGAAGGCATTTCTGCATCCTTAAATAAATTAGGTATTGCAGGTCAAGAGCAAAGCCTTATATTTATGGCGTATACGCAGATGCTTTCTAAAGGTCGCGTAAGTATGGAAGAACTGCGCCAACAACTTGGTGAAAAATTCCCACCCGCCATGTCTGTTTTCGCTAAAGCAATGGGGTTAAGTATTCCCGCAATGGTCGAAATGGTATCTAATGGCGGCGTACTCTCAGATGAAGTCTTGCCCAAGGTCGGGAAAGTTTTATTAAGCGAGTTTGGGGGTGTCGCTAATTCTGTAAATAGCGTAATAGATGCTTTAGCGAGATTGAGTAATGCAGGATTCGATATAGCGGTAGGACTTACCGACTCCTTTGGCGGTGTAATGGCGGGAGTTATTAACGTCCTGACGGGTGGTTTAACTATAATTAGTAATTCTATTTCTGCAATATCTAATATTGTTTCAGCGTCATTAATAACTATGGGGATAACCGCAGCCGTGGGATTAAGAGCCGTGCTTCAGGTAAGTCCATTAGCCGCTGCCATAGGTACAATACAGAACTTCTTAATGTCTTCATTCCGAAATATAACACTGGCACTTGCTCCATTTTTCCTTGGTATAGTCGTAGACTTTGCAGACACCATGGTTGGCGCACAAAAAGACCTTCGGGATAATATGTTTGAAGGTTTTAAAAACATGATTGTTGGCGGATTAGGAATCTTAGAAAAAGTTCAAAGAGATATAAAAGGAATCCCTTTATTTGGCGACGTTATTGGTAAAGAGGCTGGTAAAAATCCTCTATCTGGATTAATAGATGGAGTCAAGTCTCTTACAAAGATTCTTCCGTCTGGATTAGTAGAGTTAGCCGCTCTGACGTTTATGATTCAGAGCATAGGAGCTTTAATTAACGCGCCTCTCGTTATGGAAGGGTTAGGTACTGCGCTGGGCGGAATGATTGATGCAGTTGTTAGCTCAGTAAAAAGCCTTTGGACTAGCGCATCAGGACTCCGGGTACTTTTTGCGAATACAGCTACGATGAATTTTGGCGACTTCATAAAAAGAGAGGCGATGATTAATGCGGCTATGGGTGCTAGAGTTGCGCTTATGGAAAAATTAAGAGTTGCAGCTATGGCTTTAGCTTCAGTCATGGCGACGGTTGGGTTTGCGTTTTTAGTATTATCTTTTGCTAAGGGAGATTTTACAAACCCGTTAGGCGATTCTGTAGGTAAGATGGCTGAGGGAGTTAACGACAGCATCAAAACAATGAAGTCGTCGTTAGCGGAATTGGCTGAGAAGTTTAAGAGTGTTGGTGACAGTGCTGAAAATACAGCTAAAAAGTTTATTCAACTTCCGTCTAAGGGCGCGGAATTAAATCCTCAATATTTATTAGGATTAGGCGGGAGAAGTATTAAGTTTGATGATGTTGTCAATAAAGGGGATAAACAAGACGGATTGAGAAGCAACTTGTCTGCGTTCCTTACCAATATATTTACGCCAGTAGATGAGTCCAAAACGCCAGTGTTAAGAGTGTGGGACAAAATTAAGCCTTTGTTTGGTCGGAGGAATCAGCAGGAAGATGTGAAAAAAGCTCTTGCGGAAGCTAAAAGCTATGGGATAGAAGAATTTTTCACAGGTAAAGAATCATTCTTAAATATTAGTAAGTCTCAAACTTTAGGAGCATTTAAAGATGTTCGTTCTAGCGTTAAGGGGTTTGAGAAAGAATTAAATGATTTAGGGTTACTAGGAGGAGAAAAAGAACTTCTAGCAAAAAATAAAGATTTAGAAAAACAAATTAATATCATTAAAGATATTGACAAAAAATTAATTACGTTAGGTAAAGAAAGACAGGTCTTAGCTCAAAGAAGAGATTCTAAATCAATTATTAAGGTTGGGGAATTAGATAAGAAGGCTGTAGATTTACAAGTCCAAAGAGATAAAGAGCTAAAACCCCTGTCAAGATTTAGTAGCGCAGCAAAACAAGCTACGACTTTTGTGGAAGAATTGCGCGATGAGATAAACAAATCCACAGCACCTCTACAGTTAAAAATTAAATTACTAGACGAAATTAAGCCTTTGGAGGATTTTGCTAAAAAGGCTAGTGAAAATGTTAAGAAATATCTTCCCGTTAACTTTGCTGAAAATAATTACAAACAATTAGCAGCAGGATTAAAAGATGCACAGATTAATTACGAAACTGCAAAAAATAACGCAGAAATTAACTTAAGCGGAAGACAGAAAGACTTATATTCTTCTAATAATTTGCCTGGACAAATTTCCTACGAAAGTAATTTAGCTCAAATTGCAGAACAGGAAGCGCAGGCTAAAAACTTATCCACTATTTTAAGCGTTAGGATAAATACCCTAAAAGAGATGAGCGCAATCATCAACGTGGACAGAGAGCAAGATCAGAAAAAGGAGATGGACGATCTTAAGAAACAAATAGCGGATGATGGCGTAGGTCTTGGAAAATTAACCTCTGATATTGCCAAGAGTAAGTTTGATTTAATCCAAAGCCTCTACCAACAAACAAAGCAAGTCACCGACTATTATCGCGCAGCCGTTCGAGAATCTCAAGCTGTGGGTATTGAATTTGAGAAAGCGCAAAAGACCCTTGAAAACCCTAAAGTACAGAATAAACTTAGAGAGGCTTTAATTGGTGCTGGGGACAATATCTACACTCAGTTTATTGAGGGGATTATTAATGTAATTTCCCAAACAACCGAAATAGAGAAACAACGACTAGAAGCAAGAAAACAGAGGATTGACTACCAGAATAACGTCCAAGATATTCAGCTACAAGCTATAGAACTACAACGGAGTTTACCAGGAAAAATTATCCCGATAGATTCTAGTATTGCCGATAACTTTAATCTCAGTCTTAAAAACGTAAACAGGACGGTTGATGAAATTAATAAGAATATAAATAACTTATCTAACAGTGTTGTAGACGCAACTAAAAAAGCTGAAGATAGTATTAAAGACTTAAGTAAAACTAGCAACTCATGGATAGAAGGTCTTGGTACTAAGTTTGCAGATTTAGTTAAGTCTTTTGAGAACGGCTTTGATCGCGTGGGGACTGCGATCGCTGATATGGGAATAAAAACCTCCAACTGGTTAGCTTCCCTGTATACCGGACAAGGCTTGTTACAAAATTTAGCGGGCGGTGTTCAATCGGCGGTTAGCACGGTGTTTGGGGAAAAAGCTGGGCAACAGTTAGAGCAGGGTGCTAAAGAGTTCGTTAGTAATCCGTTAGGGGCTGTCAAAAAGTTCTACGGATTGGATAATTTACAGACTGTTAATCAAACTTTGCTTAGACCTACGCCGGGGCGCGTAACATCTAAGTACGGAATGCGTACAGACCCATTGGACGGCACTAGAAAAATGCACAACGGTGTTGATTTTGAAGACGCTACAGGAACACCAATTAAAGCACCACTGACAGGCACGGTTATCACATCTAAAGGTGGTTGGAATGGTGGTGCGGGCAATATGGTCGAAGTTGAAACCATCACCGCAGAAGGTAAAAAAGTTGTAAACCGCTTTTTTCACTTATCTGAATTACTTAAAAAGGTTGGGGACGTTGTACAGCAAGGTGATGTAATAGGTAAAGTTGGAAGCACTGGGCGTGGCACAGGATCGCATTTACATTGGGAGGTAACGATCAACGGTCAAAGGATAAACCCAACTACCCAGTTAGGTAAAACTTTTAAAGTACCTGGGATTAAATTGGATACAACCAAAAAGGTTGTTGATACCACACAAGACAACAAGATGCTGAACAGGGTAGCAGATTGGCCGATGCCTCAACAACAGCCAACAAAATCAATAATACTAACCCCTGGACACAGACTAGACATCAAAACAGGTACAGGCGGAACAAATCAAACAGGAAGTTTAAACTACAAAGGCGAAAATAGAACTATTGAATCTATTGGGACTGAGCAAGCCGTCAAGGTATTCGAGCGAGTCTTTGCTCAAAAAGGGTTTAAACTCATTCAGCCACCCCCACTACCGTCAGCTAGAGGGGATCAAGCCAGAAAAGATTATCAAACGGAACTTGCTAAGTTAGAGAAAAGCAAAAATGCTTATGCGTTAGAACTACATTTTGATGACCCTAAAGGGGGTAAATCCGGCGTAATTCCAGGGGGTAAATACGATCCGTCTGGTAAATATTTGAATCCAATGGATGTTGGTTTAGCAAACAAATTTGGAGCATTTAGTTATTTTTGGGGTGTGGGTGGTAAAGACGTTAGAAAAAACCCTGATGAACACTTGGGAGCTATTGACAAGGGAATTTCTATACTAGAGTTGGATAGATTAAATTCAACTCTTACAACCTTGATTGAAGAAGGTGTGAAAACAGGCGATTTTAGTGCTTACGAAAAAGCTATTACACCTTACGCATTAAAAGCGGCAGAAGGTTTGATATCGGTAATCGAACCCATTGCTAAACAACGCCAATCAGTTCCGCTTGTTCCAGGGCTAGATCCACGTATAGATACCAAGTTCCTGCAAAGCGTTAGCGAAATAGCTCAAAGCGTAGGAGCAAACCCTGAAGACCTGCTTAAAACGATGCTGTATGAAACAGGTGGTACACTTTCGCCATCTGCTAGGAACAAACGCACAAACGCAACAGGTTTAATTCAGTTCATGCCCGCTACGGCTAGAGGACTGGGTACAAACATAGATGCTCTGTCTCAAATGAGTCCACAAGAGCAATTAGTCTTTGTTCAGAAATACTTAAAACAGAACAGTAGAGGGCAAAAGCTAGACTCCTTCCGAAAAGTTTTATCTACCGTTTTTGCGGGAAATCCTAACGCATCATTAGGAGTAGGGGATGGTGATATTACGCTAGGTAATTACCTCCCCAAAGCAGAAAATCGGTACGGCAATACAGCGCGACAATTGGTGCAGATTGTTATGCAAGGCGGAAGTATTCAACCCAACCAAATGCAGGAAGCGGTAACACAAGCTAGTAGACTTAAATTAAACACCGCTGCCCAACAATATCAAACTAATCAAACTAACAGCAACCTAAATCCTGAACAAATCAGAGAAAATGAGCTAAAACAAAGGCTAGAGGCTTACAGGCTTATTATGTCCTCTCAAAAAACCGCGATAGGAGACATCAGCAGTACGAAAGATTCTACTCTAGGGACTAGAATAACGGTGTTAAAAGGTTTATCTCCTAACATGAGTAATGCGGATATGTTTAGTCTCCAATTTAATGAATTACGCCGCAAATTAGAGAAAGATGTTGAGTTGTTAGAGCAAATTGTTAGAGAAACGGATGGAGCGATCGCGCAAAAACCGGACTTACAAGCCGCATTTAATCTGGCAATGAAGAGATTTCCTAATGATCCGAGATTAGCCGCAGCCGCAATCCAGACAAACGATCTAAGTTTTAAAGCTACAGCTTTTAAAAATGCAGAAGCTAAAAATAGCTTGAAATTTTTAAAATCCAATATTGATAGCATCCTCAAAGCGTCAATGAAAGATTTTGACAAAAAAGAGTTTTTCAGATTAAGCGAGCGGGATATATCGCAACAATCAAAAGTTATTGAACAACTACAACAACAGTTACAGTTAGTTCAAAAACTTGAGGAAATTGACCCGCTAAATCCGTTGGTTTTAAAAATTCCATCACTTCAAAGAAATATTAGCTTACTAGAATTAACCCGTGACCAATACCAACAATTACTAGACCTCCAAAGACGTTATTATGATGGCGGAGGTAAGGGCGGTAACATGAGTGAAGCAGCTTTTCAGAAGGAATTTAAAGCCATTCTCAATGTTAATTCTGTTAAAAGAGAGGGCGTTGATCTTAACTTTAATTATGCCGATACAGTTAAGCGAATTAAGCAAGCTAACGACGAATTAACTAAATCGCAAACTATCCAAGCCTCGCAAATGAAATCATTGCAACTAGACAATGAACGGTTTGCGATTGACAATAAGGATGGGATGGTTAGTTTAGTCAGCTTAACCAATGAATTAACAATAAAAACTAACGAGCTAACTAATGCTTACAAGAAACAATTATTGGAAATTCAAGGTAACACCTTACTTAGTCCACAAGAAAAATTAATAGAACGACTAAAAGCTTTCCGTAATTACGGAAAAGAAAAATCTAACCTTGACGCAGAAAATTCTTACCAAACTAAGCTCGCGCCGATTACAAATAGAGGCATTGAACTCGGCAGGATGGAAAAATTAAATTCATCCGGTAGTGCAATTTCTTCCGAGATAATAAGAGGTCGGGGTTTGTTCGGAGTTAGAGACAAGGAATTGCAAAAAGCACAGCTTTTATCACAAATTAAGATGGATTTTGAGAAGGAAAAAAACGAAATAGCTAAACTAGGATTATCAAGTAATTATTCAGCAGAAGAAATATCTGTACTTAGTGAAAATTTACTTAAGCTAAACGAGTTAAAACTAGACAATGTTGCGAAAGAATTTAATATGTTCACCGAGGCTATTAGCGGAATTAAAGGAGATTTTGACAATATCCTAAAGGGATTTTTCATGAACGACTCTGTTAATAAAAACGCTGGCGATTTACAGGATATTAATAAATCCCTAGATGAGATTGCTAAGAAACGCCGCGACATTATAATGAATACGTCCGGTAATATTCAGGAAGTAAGAAACGCATACCAAAATTCAGGCAATAACAAACAACTAAAAGAATTAGATAGAGCGCAGAGAGACTTAGAAAAGAAAAAGACGGAGTTGAGTAAAAGAAGTATAGTCGATGCTTTTAGCGAGATTGCAAAAAGTATTTTAAGCAATTTAGCTGCTGTTGCAAGTAAGGAACTGTCTAACCAACTATTTGGTAAATTAACTGAAATTATTTTTGGCAATAAAGTTAAAGACGTGGGCGCGATCGCTTTAAATAACGCGGGAGCTAATCTAAGTGTGTCCGCTACAATGCTACAACAAGCGGCTTTAGCCTTGCAAAATATTATGGGCGCAGGTAGCAAAGATGGCGGAGTGCTAGATAGTATTTTTGGAGCGTTTGGAGAGAGTAGTTTTGGAGTACTCGAAGGCAGTAGCGCAATCCCATTTAGTTCTAGCGGAGCATTTGACTTTAGCGATGGTTTTAGCTTAGGTGGTTTAGACGGCGGATTAGACTTTGTAGACTTTGGTTCTAGCGGAGCATTTGACTTTGGTTCAGCTACGCTCTCTAGTTTTGCTAAAGGCGGAATGGTTGGGGATTTATTAAACAAGGAAAGGGCGATAAGTGGGTTTAACCCACGCTTAATTATCGCTAACGAAGGTGAACGGGTTTTAACTCCAAAAGAAACTAAGTTATGGAATCAACTAAACAGTAGTAATAAATTGGAGAGTTTTAGTAGCGGCGGTATGATAGGTGAAGGTTTAGGGAATATTAATAACGTAGGAAGAAGTGGAGATACGATTAACATTACGCCTAACGTGAACATTAATAATAGCGAGGGTGGCAACGGCAACATTAACAAAGCCTTGTTTGAAAAAGCTTTAGAAGCAAAAATCCAAGAGACAATCAAGCAAGAGCGTCGTCCTGGAGGTAGCTTAAACAGAGGTGGTTTATATGATAGGTAATTTATCTTTCATTAACCTCAATCTTGATTACTCTCGTAGGAGGATTGAGGTTAATATCCCCATCTACAACACCTTTAATGAAAAATACCAAGCTCATTAGAATTATTAATCCTACGCACCCCTTAATTTCCTCATTCCTCTTCTTAATGTCCATAACCTTACCTATTTTTTAAATTTTATGCCAGTATACCCCACAGCACCACAAAGTTTTGTTTTAACTTGGGAGAATCCCCTATCCCTAAAGCAAAGTCCCGCCACAAACGCAGATAGGCGTAAGGGCGGGACTGAATTAAGGGGGACTAATTTTCAACTAAACTTAGTTAGGGAAATGCAAGAAGCTAAAGTAATTGCAGTAACAAGGGATGATTATGAAGAAATTGAAGAGTTTTTAACTTCCAGAAATGGTGCGCCATTTAACTTTAACTCCCAATTATGGAGTTGCTTAGAGTGGAATTGGATATTTAAGGGTAATGACGTTTTTGAGCTTAATTTAAGCTTAAAACAGGAGTTTCGTCCTTAATTTTCCTCTTTATTTACAATTCTTTCCCATTGTTCTAAACAACTCTTAGCAGCATCGCCAACGAATGTATGTGACTTCCCATTAGTTTGCGTAAGAACCACATCCTCTTTTATGTTGTGTAAACTACAAATGGTGTAATAATTAAATCTATGAACATTACCGTTCTTTTCTGTGACAATAATCCAAGGCTCTTTTTTGGCTTTCATTTTAAAAAAAACTTGACGACGATATAAAAGAATTTTTACACACTTCCTATATCGTCGTCAAGTAGTAAGTTAAAAGTTAAAAAACAAGGGTTTAGGGCGTGAATACTCTGAGATAAATCCCGTAAATAGCAAAGATTGGGTAAAAGGCGATGAGTGCAAGTAGGTAGAAGAATGATTTTATCGGGGTTGAGATTAAATTAGAAAAATCATTCAAGGCTGCATGGAAAGTAAAACCTAATCCAAAAATAAGGTAAGCGTAAAAGTAAAGCATAAGGTTCTATTCTCCTCCTAAGAAAAAGTTTAATCCGTCTTTGTCTAAAACAGTTTTAAGTTTCTGGGAATATTTCTTTAAAAAATTCCTCACTTCTTCATATTTTACAACAATTTCCCTACCCTTCCCTAAAGGTTTACCTTTTATTTTTCCTGTCCTATGCCAAGAAGATGTTGTGCTACGGCTTACTCCTAATAATTTTCCTATCCTGGAAAGAGATAGATCATCAAACTCTCTTGCGTAAGATATTTTTAAAACCTTAAACCTTGATCTAACGGCTTCTGGAGTTCTATTAAATCCCTGTTTTTTTAATATTAGAGATATGTCTTCAGGGCTGTGGAATCCTACATATTCCTCTAATATTTCATCTTCCTTTTTACTCCATCTCACCCAACTAGCCATAATTTAACCCACCTTCCATAAAGATAGAAGCAGCTTTTTTGGCTATATTTTCAGAAAGTTGAACTTGCTTAATTGTAACTAAACCTTCGTTAACAAAAGAATCTCTAACTAAAGCTTTTTCTCCACTATTAAAAGAAGTTTCATAAAATACTTCTTTAATTCCAGCGG